TGCGTTTTTGAGAGAATCCCATCGCAACACCCATAGCCTGGTACCGGCTGGCTATATCCTTTGCAGTCAGCGCAGACATACCATACTGGCTCAGGGAAACTTTGGCAAAGTCCTCAATCGTTTTCTTCATGTTGCCGAAAGTTACATCCACAACGTTCTGAACCTCGGTCAGGTCAGAAGAAATGTCCATAGCCTTGCGGAACATTCCCATAGCACGGAACAGCATCCAGTAAGTCGCATAAACTCTACCGATAGCGGATGCAATGCCCTTGCTGGAAGTCTTTACCTTTTTGGAACTTCCAGAGAACAGGTTAAATCCCTGATTCATCGCAGAAGTGGCGCTGCCTACCCTGCTGCCGGCTCCGGCCAGATTGGCAAGCGCCGTAGTCATCTGGATCAGATTCTGGCTGACAACTGGAGCCTTAGACAAAGTAGTCATAAGCTGATTCAGTGCTACGCCTAGATTTTGGATATTTGGAATTGCATTTCCGGCAGCCTTGCCACCCAGTTTGGTAATGGACGATACCAGGTTTGCGAGACTGGTGGTATCAAAGTTCAGTTTGCCTATGCCGTTAAGGCCAGATACGAACTTAAGCAACTGGTCCTTAATTGGCTTAAGATTCGCCGATGCCTGGGTAGCCTTTGTGCCGCCCAGCCTGGTAATTCCAGAAATCAAATTGCCAAGGCCGGTAAAGTCAAAGGTCGCGCTTCCTACAGAGTTCATGGTAAGGACAAAATCTCTGAGGTGCGCAGATATTTGCGGCAATAAAGCTACAGACTGCGCTGCATTGGCACTACCTAACCGGCTGACAGAATTTACCATAGACACCAGGCCATCCGCATTAAAGGTGACCTGTCCTACAGTATTCATGCTAGTAACAAAATCTGACAGACTCGTTTTAAGAAATTCCAGGTTCTGCGCAGCCTCAGTAATAGAAGCACGACCAAGCTTTGCCACAGATCCGGCCAGAGTATCAAAACTCTGGGAATCAAAATGGACCCGGTCAATTCCGGTCATACTGGAGATGAAATCTGCCATAGACCTTGAAACAGCAGAGATAGCTCCTGAATCCACCGCAGACAATTTATTAAGCCCAGTCGCAATACGTGTGAAATCGGCAGTTTTCGTGTTCTTATTGAAGTTTTGTACCGATGAAGTTATCTGGTTAAGTCCATTAGAAATGTTGGTCGCATTGGACATTTTTACGCTAGTTATCGCAGACTGCAGCTGCAGCATTTTGTCGATAAACTTATCCAGTTTCGCATCGGCACTCTTTGTACTGGCATCAATTTGGACTTTTAACTCATCAATCACATCAGACATGACGTCCACCTTTCCCTGAACGCAAAAAGGGCGAGTGATCTAATATCACTCGCCCCTTGCGGTCATCGGTCCAACATCACTCGTCCTTTGCGTTTTTCAGTTTTATTTTAGTTTCAAGCGCTCCAGCAAAACCGATAAACTTCTGCAGTTCCCGCTCTTCTGCTGCCTTGCGCTCCGCTTCCGTAACTGGAAGAATCCGCACAGGTTTCTCCGGATAGGTTCCTTTCTGTCTCCGCTTTGTGAACGGCATCATGTTGCACACGGTAGCATCCATAGCAGCTGCTACTAGCTGACCCATGTACCACATGTCATTCATGCGTTCCTGACGCTGTCTGGCATAATCCGTTTCAAAAGCCTTCAACTTCCTTGGATTCAGATGCCAGAACAGGTCATACGGAACACCTATTGACAAAGCGTAAGGAAGATACTCTTCATCAATTATTTTGCAGAAGTCGATTTCGCCTTGCTGTTTGCCCGGGTCTTCCCGGATTTGGACGGTACTGCCGGCTGAGTCTCCGCTACCATTGTTGCAGCCTGGTTCTCCAGCATCTTGTCCAGGCCGGTCAGTTTGAAAAAACCGTCATCCTGCATACACTCCTTAATCAAATCAAACATGCCCGGGAAGGTTGCAGATTCATCATGTGAATCCTTGAAATACTGCTTAAGCAGCTTTCCTGCCTCTGCCTCGTTCATGACAGCATTGTTTTCCATCAGTCCTGCATAAAACGCAGTAATGACGGTATCCGGCATTTCAGCATACATATCAGCCACACCGTCAATCAGCGCGGATGCACGGTCTGCCTTAGTCTCATCCTCAGCCCCAGTTAAACCGGATCGTCCCAGATAACTGCCGGATAACATCTTGAACATCTTATTGATAAGCTGTTTGTGCTTTGCCGCCTGGAAACTGAACTCCAGAACATACTCTTTATCACCGATATTTAAAGTCTTCATGAATATTTACCTCCCTTAAAAATTCTTACTCTGCGTCTGTCGGAGCAATAGCCTCAGCCCAACCAATCTCGCCGGTCGGAGTTACGTTTGCATCACCATCCCAGATAGCATCAACGTCAGCAGACGGGAAGCCTAACTTAGTTGGTGTGCAGGTAAAGAAAAAGCTCTTAGTAAGCTTCGGGTGATAGAACTCCATCCACATGCGCTTATTGGATGCTGATGCGGTCTCTACATCGCCACACAGCTTCTCCCACATATCCAGGAACACCTGAGACATACCAAAGGTGATAGCCAGCGCACCACCCATATCCTTTAAGCCCTCAACGTAGGTTTTCCACTCTGTCGCATTCAGAGAGGTGGAGTCATATGTAGACGGCTCAGGGTTGGTATTCGGAATAGACTTCGGATTCGGAATGTTGGTAAATGCAGTCGGCTTAGTGCCGGCGGTTTCCTCAATCGCATAGGCAACCTTAATACCAGCAGTACTTAAATCAATAGCTTTTGCTGCCATTATTTTGACCCTCCTTAAAAATGAGAAAAAAAATATGGCCCCGCCTAAAATGGCGGGGTCTCAGTTACCTTAAGTTTTTACAGCGAATCGCCCTCACAATAAGTTCTTCGGAACCTTGCAATCCAACGATACGCTTCTGTTGTACTCGCCCGATCAACTTCCACCGGGCCATAATTCATTGTAAATCCCATCTGCCGCATCAGCTCCGCAGTATGGAAAATCAACTGCTTTGCTGTACTGCTCGATTTGGAATCATATACCGTAATTTCAAATGATGCCTGAATTGCACACTGTTTATTCTGCAACGATGCGCTTGTGGTCGGCTCCCCAAGCGTTTTTATGTACAGATAGGGGAATGCCGGAGGCTTATCATTCTTCGTGGTGCCGCTGCCTTTCAAATGCTTTTTCATGGTCTCATCGTTCACCAGATTAGAATAGACTCTGGATGAGATATCAATCATCAGCCAAACACCTCCTTAGCGCATTCTCTTACTTTTTCACGGATAGCCACAGATGCGTTGTACATTGGCATGGTGGCCTTTGTGCCGTGTGTATAGTGCCACTTTTCATCCTCGCCCCAATAATACCAGCCATCCTCAAACGCATGAATCTGGCCTGGGAAAGTGCCGACTCCGTAGCCCATCTCACCGGCTTTTGGATTGGCATTGGCGTTGTAGTGAATACCAGCACCAAATTCAACGAGGAGCAACGTTGAAACAGTTCCGTAATCATTAGACTTTTTCTGCCCCGTAGCAATCAGCATTGCCTTACATCCAGCTTTTGACGGTTCCATATCAATGCGAACAGAAATGGTTTTGCCTAGCGGAGATTCCGCAATGCTACTCTCAGCAACCACAAGACCGGCTTCTGCCAGTTTCCGGCAGAGCAATTCTGCCTTTTTGGGAAGTTCCTGCTTGTAGGCTCTCAGCTGGTCAATGATACTCTGGATGCCTTTTTCAGACAGATCACCACGGATAATTTTCTTAGCCATAGCTTTTACTCCTCTACAGTGTCATATGTCCTTGCGAAGATATCCGGCTTGCATGGGTAAAATTCACCGGCAACACATTTGATGATATAATCTCCAATGTTAGCCAAATGCTCACCCTCTAAGGTCTTGATAATCAGGCCACCTTTTACAGCGAAATGATCTATACGAAAAGTTTTTTCAGATGAAGTCATGTACTCATCTTTCTTTTCGCCATTTGTGAGAAAGTCGAACATTTCTCTCTGGTTTTTGCCAGTCCACTGTATTGCTTCAATTTCAACTGGCTTCTTTCTGTACTTACTCATCTTCGCCCTCCGTCCGCTTCTTAATTGCAATCAGTAAAGAATTAAGACTTTTCGCTACCTTGACCACCTTGTAATCTGCTTCATTTATGAGCGTGCCATCAGCATCATATCGTGGTTCTTTATCCACAAACAGCCTAGAAAGTTCATCTATCGGCAAATCCATCTCACACGAAGAAATAGTCTTATCGTACTTCACATCAACACCGAACGGATCCGTAGATGCTTCAGATCGCGCCGGTGAAACATTGGCTTCAAAGCTGACAGGATCCTTATACTTCGTTGTAAAGTCACCAGTCAGAAGCGGCTCGCCTGTCACTGGATCCAGAACAAGATTGCCATCAAGGCCAGTCTCGTAAATCGGAATGTTGGCATCATACAGTTGATACCACAGCTCGACCTTATTTCTCTTCAAGCCCCTCATACGCACCCCTTTCTGGCAAAAGAAAAAGAGAGGATTGTCCTCTCTCTTACTTTACGCCCGGTCCATGCTTCTGATCTTTGTCTTTATTGCCCTTTGCACTGGTCGGAGTAAACCCAGCTGCAACAGTACCGTCTACCGGATGATTACCGCCCTTCGGAATACCAACGCCAGGACAGGAATGCACGGTATGACCGCAGTCATCAGCTTCCGCATCAAAGCCATTCTTTGCATTGTTGTGATGATCATTAATATCGCAATGTTCCGCATCATGCGGCTCACAGTCACGGTGCATCTTCTCAGCTTCTACGTTCATGTTCTCATTCATAGTTTTTTACTTTTTCCTTTCTTATTTAGTGTCATTCTACAATCAGCCAGTCTTCAGCCAGCATATCCGTCTGGGATGCAAGCCACGGAACTACATTTCCCTGTGCGGTTTTCATCGCAATATATGCGCCATAGTCGATCATGTCGTTCTTATCTGCGATACAACGAGCACTCTCAGTACAACGCTTGTATTTTGCAGCCGGAACATGGTACAGGAACATTCCTTTGCCGTTCCATCCTTTCCGCGCAACCTTGTGTCCTGCCTTCATATTCATGATTGCACTGCCGAAATCCATCGGATCATCCATACGCTCAAATGAATAATCCTCAATGTGAATTTTCACACTGTTCGCATGCACTAGATCATCATCATAAGTCCGATCGATATAGGCCATCTTATCTTCCACATTGCTGTTGGAAATAACCTCGATTTCGCCGCCCGGCATCCGAACCATCAGGGTAACACAAATTGCTTTATCTTTTACGGCTTCATAATCCGCAAACAGTCTTTCTTTTCTTGTCATGATAACCTCCTCTTTCCTCCCGTTTACAACGATCATGCGCTTGCCCACCACCATGTCTTGCGCATACCCTGCATCCGACCGGGAGGTTTAGCCGGACACGCACCGTCTTTTCTAACCGACTGAAATTCCAAACGGTTAAACTCCTCGTTTTCGAGGAGTTACAGCACCTTAACCATAGGTGTTATGTCGAAAAATATACTGTCTTCCGATTCATAGGCGCGGGAAATGGAGTTCTCACTATGGGAACTCTCCCCATCTGCGCCCTGTTTCGCCCAGTAGTAAACGGCAGCTTCGAATATCATACCCTGATACCGTTTCACTGCCGCTTCTTTCTGCTCATCCGTATAGCCGAATGGATACCGCTTCAAACAAACCTTTCGAATGGCCCGATTGATGAGAATGAGCAGAACCGGCTTGTCCGTTACCGTCACCTCATCACCAAGATATTCCATGACTTCATCCAGAATCTCCGCTTCCACTCATCTCACCTCGCTCCTACTCTGTTTTTGCGGTCACGGTTGCACTTCCGGCCTTAACTGCCTTGTAGCTTGCATCGCACTCAACGATGGTGATGAACTGACCAGATGTTGCTTCGATTTCATCAGAACCATTCCAGGACTTCCAGGTCTGTACATTCTGGTTCAGTACGACGCCTGCTGCACTGCTGCCGACTTTGTACTTGTAAGAATTACCACCTGTCTTTTCCGGAGTTACGGTAATCTTAGTCTTGCCAACAGTGGTTAAGCTTGCTGCAGAAGCCACAGTCAGAGTTCCCAGTTCAGCTTCACCGGAAATATCCGCAGAGGTAATCTGAAATACCTTGCGTGCCAGATCACTGTTTTTCGGCATCTTAGTGGACAGTCCGGTAATTTTCGCAGAATACCACTCCGGTCCATGATCTAAACCAACCTGACCAAAAATCTGCTTTTTGGTTCCTGCACCAGTTTTTGCAAGCTCTTCAAGGAAGAAATTGCCTTTGCCCGGAACGGGCTGATCTACAGGAGCCATGACCAACGGGTCAAAAATAGCAATAGTGCCCGCTGGAAGGTACTTAAGGCTTCTCAGGCCGACGGTGCCCAGCGGAGTAAGCACGGTATCAATGGCAATGCC